GTCCTCCGTGCGGCGGCGTTGCAGCAGCGTATCAGCGTCCGGCATGATATCGTCCGGCTTGTTCCAGCGGATGCGAGCAGCAGCAGTAGCGAAGGCGCGTTGCTGTTCCGAATCCATGTTGATGCGCCCCCAGATGGCGATAGACTCCGACAAGCTCGCCATGCGTTCACGGAACTGGCCGATGATGCGATGCGCTTCCTCTGCGTTGAAGCTACTATTGTGGCGCACGCTGAACTCGCCAACGCTGCCAGCCGAAACCATCAAACCATTGGAACAAACCATAGCGTACAGGCCAGCCAGCACTTCGAAACGCGAAGTGCCATTGTGCGAGTTGATGATATGAATGCGCGGGAAGATGGGCTTGCTCGTCGCCAAGCCATTCGAGCGCGGATCGACGAACGCAACAGCGTTGCGATCTTGGAACTCCAACTGATGCAGGCCGAAGCCCCGCGACAGTTCGGTGCGAGACTTGGGGCCGCGAGCGCGGACAACGCCCCAGCCGTTGGCTTCCATGCTATCCACGATCTCAGTCGTGGGCACGAAGGTGTAGCGGTTCGAGCGGCGACCATCGTGCGACTCAGCAAGGGCCGAGGGCAGTTGGTTGGCGAGGTCGTGACGGGTGAGGAACTGGCAGGTATTGGTGGTAGTTTCCATGCGTGTATTATAACCTCCTAGCCTTGGAATGGAAGCGCAAAATCCTGAAATTCTTATCGTCGTAAGTGCTTGTGGATAAAGGACTTAGGGCCGCCGCCCCGGGGCCGTTACGATTTCGTAACATAAAGCTACCCCTCCGATCTTATTCGGAAGGGTAACCCGATTCCACCATCCTAGCTAGCACATATTTCGGATGGTTTCATCTTTATTTAAACTTATCCAAGCGGCAAGGATAAGTTTGAAAGAACGCTTCGATCTCTTCGAGGATCTGGGCCTGCTCGGGGTTATCCTTCTTCCATCCCTGCCATTGCTGCTCCAATTCAGCGTCGGACAGGGGTTCCGGCTCAGGGCTTCCCTCCCATTGCTCGGGGACAAGCTCCTCGCATTGGATATCGTCGAAGGGGTCGATGTCGTTCGTCATGTGCATATTGTACCACACTTTCTAGGGCTTGCAAACGGATTCTAGGATTTCTTGCGATCATAAACCCTTGTGAATAAAGGACTTACGAGCGTGTGCCCGGGGCCGTTACGAGTTCGTAACACTCGTAACTCCCTGCCCCGTATTGGTTTAGGCGATTTTGAAAATAACCCTAGCTTCTGGGAATTGTTCCTTGACGCGCTCCGCATAGTCCGTTACTGCATCACGGCACAGGTAGGAGAAGCAATCCACCTTCCTATCGCTCTCGTCGAACCGCTCGACATAGAAAATAGTGCGCGTAGTTTGCTTGTAGGGCTGCTGCTCTTCGGTGATTCGAATTTTCATTGAACCTCTTCGACCTTGTACGGGGAGACTTGGTAAGTGCGATTCCCTAGTGTAACCGTGCCACCGAAGATTGGGAAGAAGGGTTCGTACTTTTCCGCAATCTTGCATTGCTTCTTGATCTGCGGGATGTCCTTTCGCATCTGCTCTTCGGTGACATTCGGAGTGTGCCAAATCACATGATATTCGGTGCGGGTCTTCATGGTGTGCATCCTATCAGCTATCAGCGAACCGCACAAAGAGGAATTCCACATTTTCCCAAGCCTTGGGGTACTTGCGGATCATCCGGCTGACGGCACGCTTTGCAGCATCCTTGCTAGAATATTGCATATCCATCCACGAGGTGGCGATCCAGTTCCCTTCGTAGTCGCGCCAATAGTAGCCCCACATCTGGGGGTCTTCCCTCTTCGCGTGGAAAACATCACCGTACTGGTACTCGTCCGCTTGCATGAGGTGCTTGGTTTGCATGTAGGTATTATCGGCTAGGTGGGTTCGGATTGCAATACAATTCTAGGATTTCTTTCGGTTGTAAGTGCTTGTGGATAAAGGACTTACGGACTTTCGCCCGGGGGCGTTACGATTTCGTAACATCGTAAACCCCCCGCTTTACGATACTTAGGTCAGTTCAGGTTTTCAAAATATCTTGGATTTTCCTTGACAGCCTCCTTGATGTTGGGCAGGAGGGTATCCTTGATGCCATCGACAGCGCACAACATCCCCGTGGCAAAAGCCTTGCGTTGATCCATGGGGAGATCGGTATTGGTTTTCACCATGTGCAAGGTAGCCGAGGTCAGCGATTCAACAAAAGCCAAGAAGATGCGGTCGATTTCTTGTTCCTTGGTGAGCTTCATATGCAAGTTCCTTTCAGCGGGTTTGTTCGTGGGCTTCACGGTGGCCGAGGTGCTTGCCGTTATCAAGACGGGGCAACTTGCGGCGGGAATCAATATACATATTGAGCAGGTGGGTACGCTCCTCTTGGTCGGCTTCTTTCCACCGCTCGGACATCATCTTAGCGATGGCGAGCGAATCGGATTGGAGTTTGAGGAGTTCGATGAGTTGATTGCTGATCATGTCCCTATTATACGGGCTGGAGGTTGGATTGCAAGGGGGAAAATCAATAATCTTCACGGCTTCTCCTAACTGTAGGCTCAGAAAGGACTTGGATATCCATCAATGCGGACTCGTAACCCGCATCAAAACACCTGCACTCGCAGTGCTTTTGTTCCCTTTCCTTGGCATGGGTCCAAATAGCTACCCCAAGTGCGAACACAACGCACAAGGTGCTCGTGGTCATGATGAATCGCTCGGTTGCGTCTAGTTTTCTCATATAGGGAGTATCGGCTATCTAGGGGTGGATTGCAACACAAATCTAGGTTTTTTTTCGGTTGTAAGTGCTTGTGGATAAAGGACTTACGAACGCGGCGGCGGGGGCGTTACGATTTCGTAACGATAGGAATTCTCAAACTGCCCACGCTCCCGATTGTGTAAGGTGTGCGTATTTGGCTTTATAGATAGGCTCCCAGTCGCGCCCATTGTCCACTTCGAAAGTTTCCATCACATAAGGATCATAGCTAACACGGTTTGCGACATCGTAAAAGCTATAAGGATGGGGAAGAGTAGTAAGAATGCCCGTAACGAAGGCGTGGACATTCTTACGCTTTTCCCGCCTTACACGATCACGGCCAGCGTCGTTTACCACGAACTCGACATGGCCTAGGGTTACACACTCGGAGTGTCCCGTAACACGCCAGCCCTTCCCTTTGATATAGGTCTGGATGCTATACAGCTTGCGGTGCAGGTTGCGATAGACTCTAACTTTCATTGTTTCACCTCATGCTCTTCGATAGTTACTTCGTCAGTTTTGTAGTCCTTCTCTGCTGCCTCTCGGCTCAAGTAGACCCCGACTACATCATTTTCGTATCCACTATCAAACATGGACTTGCATGCTTGTACCACGATATAAACTTTCATTGTTCTTCCTCCACGATCTTAGGTTCAAAGGTGTGATCAGTCGGCCCCCACTTATGTACGCTCCCGTAAAAGCTGTAGGTGGGATTGCCTGCGGTTTCTTCTCCACACACGGCGCAAACGATTTTGGTTTTCATGATCAGATAACGAAGGTTAGGCCGATGATCAGGAACAGGATGAACAGCCAGATAGCGGATTGGTCGCGGTTCTTCATTTCTCCCCTTTCGGCTTTTGGACCCAGCTATAGCGATTGGGGATCACTTTAGCACCTTTGCACACATCGCACAACTCCCATTCCACATCTCCATCCCAAGTACCATAGCGCACATCGCCTAGGCCATCGCAAAAGGGACAAGGGATCGTGTTGGGCTTCTCGTTTGCTTCCATGTGTATAGTATCGGCTATGCTGGCCTAGGTTTCAAGCATATTCTAGGTTTTTTTGCTAGCGTAAGTGTTTGCCAATAAAAGACTTATGAACGCGCCCCCGCATACACACACAAGCGTGTGCCGGAGAATTTTACATAACAGGTACCATACATCTAACCCCGCGCCTCCATATCCGTAGGAATCATGTGACTCCCTCAAATTTAATTCAAACCAACCTTAAAAAAAATATGGGTCCCTTATTTCCAGAATTTAAACAATCCTAAAAATTTTTGGGTCCCATGGATTAAGTAGAACGAGATTAGAACTAGCTTAGAGGGGATCACTTGTCTTTATGGGAGCAGTATTCGGCAACGGACCATATGAACAGGAAGAATCCTGCACCCATGATCACGGTTCCGATTGCCATGAGTATTTCAGCCATGGATGGTTTGGATGTTTTTGTAGGATCCGGTTCTAATCTTTCGGATGTAATCCATAGCCCGGGCCTTGGACTTGGAGTATTCTTTGATTATGTAGAAGTTACCATTATGTTCTAGGGTAACGGAGTACCAGTTATAATTATCTTTCTTTTGGCGAACGATGCTGAAGTTTACAGGCTTGGGTGTATACATTTTTTTAATTCCTTTGGTTGGGGACGGTATATAATAGGAGGGAGGAGGGTAATAATTATGGCAGTTTGGACTTCAGTTCAATACATGTTAAGACCTGTGGCTAGATGTAGCCGTGGGTGCAGTAGATAGCCCTGTTAAGTTTTTTATTAATTTAACAGGGCGTATGGATACTCCTCATCTATATACGGTGAGGAGTATTTTATTTTATGAAACCCAAGAAAATTGGATTTGTTGAACCTGCCCCTTATACTTTTGTTGTTTACATGAAGAATCCGATAGATTTAAACGACAAGAGGCTTCAATACTTAAGAACGGGGACTGCGACTGGTCAGTGGTCCGGGACTGTATTTGCGAACAGCCCTGATTATATTTGTTTAACTCCTACAGGCACTAGTAATGCCCCTACCACAGAGGATGTGGAAGCCGGGTTTGTTTATTCCAATTTTACTGGAGCTAGTTCTACTTTTACTTCTGACGGGTTAACTTTTTCTCGGAAGGTATTTACTGGAACTGATGGTCAATCGACCCTTACTTTAACCGTGTCAGGAACTGGTGCTGGTTCTTATCCTGAAACGATTGGGGATATTTATGTCGCCCCTAAGGAATCCCCCACTGAGCTTTGTCTAGGCAAGAAGTATGAGACTCTTAGTGCGTATTTAAAGTGCAAGATAAAGAAAGAACGAGTTCCTAATACTACTCCTCCTCGCGTGCGATACACTGTTTATTTTAACAAAGGCAGTTTGTTGAAGGCTGTTTGTGCTAAAAAACAAAAATGTGGGGGGCATGAAAATTATCCGGATACTAACGGAACAAACTCAAATTGCAGTTTAGATCGCCTTCCTACTGAGTTTAACAAGTGGAGCAAGGAATTCGTGGTGAATGTTAAATCTACGAAAAGAACTGATCTTGATCCTGTTGACTGCACTACTGCTGCTAATTGCAGGGATAAGGTATATCAAGTATCAATACCCATAACTGTTGGACAAACAATTAGTTGGGAAGTTACCGAGACTGGCAATACTATAAGTGCGTGTGAAAACAATAGCCCGATTCAATTAGAAACTGCTAAGGTTTCAACTGCTGGAGAGGCTGGAGTTGTTGATTCGACAACTGCTCCGGGGAATAACAGTGCTGATAACAATCCCACAGCAGATGAGCGGCAAGAAATAAGTTATTCCTTGTGCGAATGCTTGAGTGCAGCTAGTGCAGAAGGCAATGATTCCGCTGGAACCAAGATTGCGGATTGTTTTGAACAATCACTACAAGAGAGTGATTTTGGGTCTGGATTTGACTCCGGTTTAAGATCAGTGTTGAAGGAAAGATTATATTGCAATTTAATTTGAGGTAAATTATGGCAAGACCAAGTAAAAGATCATCTAACGCAGTTACAAGATATTTCCCTGTGCTTTACAAGGAAACGATAAATTTAGCTCAACAATCAAAAATAGATAAAAATACAGGAGATAAGGCTGATATTTATTACAAACCAGTAGTAGAAATTTTAGCTATTGCGACAACTTCTCCGTTTGTGTCTGCTTTAGGTTATTTGGATGCCGAAAAAAATTCAATCCATCCGGACATTGAATGTTTTCTTACCACATCAGGAACAACTGTTCCAAGCCCTTTAGGTAAGTTTGCTGCATTCGATTGGATGTTTGATAATTTTGACGGTAGTGTAGTCACTACTAGCACAGTTAGCAGATACAGGCATGACACTTCCACTTTTCCCGGGGGAAGTAGTGTTGTCACTAGTACCGCAGGATGGATAACTTCTGGGCCAAGTTCTATTCTTCAAGTAAGCACTCTTTTAGCTAGTGCGTGGTTAGCTCCGTCAGCCGCATCAAGCGTTTCTGGAACCGTAACCCCTGAAGTAAAAACAACTAAAACAATTGTTAATGATGCCGGAGTTCTTTTTACTTTTAGTAAAACTGTTCCATTTAACCAACCTTATACAGTAAGGGGCGGGGGTGCTGTGGAGTCTACCCTTGGGACCGGGTATGGGGCACTTTCACGGGGAGTACCCGGAATCGGAACAGGCGGGGATAGGTATGAAATTCCATCTTCCGATACTTCTGGTGGAACAACCCCCCTTCAAGTAGAAATATGCAGAAGAGCAGAATATTGCATAAATACTAATAAAATAGTAGTTACCAAATTCCATGTTCCGATAGACGCAGAAGAGTTTGATTTTTCTAATACGGCTAACCCACAGTTACGGGAAATTATTGATCAATCTAATCCTAAGGCTAATCAATATGAGTTAGTATATGATGTACTATCTTTTTATAAAGGAAAAAGAAAGATAATAAAAACAGTACTTGTGCCAATCACTCCGTTTACAGATTCTTCTGATTGTAATTTTAAAATAGCAAACGAGCATTTACCTACTGGCGTTCCTGATGTTCCTACTGGTCGCTACAACAAATATTATCCGGATTTAAACATGGCTGGACTAGGTATGGGAACGACGCCAGAATTGTGTCTTGGTGGATTTCTCACTATCGGAGCGCCGCTCTACTCTCTTTTCCGCAACGACTGTAGTTACGGTATGGAATCATTACTGCATGTACTTAATTTGCTGCCTTGTGGTGAAAATGTTATTGGTCTTCATGTTCCGATAGGATCTCGTACATCTAATTGGAATATTCTTAGGCCAATACCCTTAACAAACGATGCTCCTGATGATACATTAGCAACCTATAGAGAAAGTATAGCACTTGAATTTACTTTAAAAGGTAAAATAGATGATACCTTTGCACCAGCGAACGACGATAAAAAGCCTCATCCACGAATATACACTGCTGACTTTACTTCAAAAAATGTATCACAAAAAAATTTACCTACTATAGTAAGGATAACTCCAGAAGGAGGCACGCTTAATCTTGAGTGCCCGCAATCAACACATGAAACATATAAATTTGTTAGGTTTTTTAAAGTATCTCTCTACAATCGAGCTAATGGTCAGATGATAAGCCTCAATGCACTGCAAGAGGCTTTTGATGTAGATGGAACAGCATCAGGAGTTATTTCCGGGGCATTTGATCCAAAAATACCGAATCTAGATTTGTTTAAATTAATAAGAAAGCATAGTTCATTGTGTACAAACGGAGATGGATGGTTTGGGCTACCTTATGCGATAGGTCTACCCCCGCCGACATCTGGAATGCTTTACCGAGTGACGCAAGTACCGTTCCCACTAAGTACAACTAGTTGTTTGTCGGCAATAAATGAAATTGCTGGACCTTTGCAAACTCCTCCTGTTGACCCATTATCTAATCTTGCTTATGGAAATTGTTTTACAGGATATTCGGATTTTGAGTGCCCCGGTGAGATAGGTACGACTGTTGAAAGTCGTACACGCCATTGGGGGATCGACACATCGATAAGTGTTCCGATGTCGGATCCTTTAACTAGCAAAATTAGAGATTTAATTTCTCCCGGAACAGGAGGCAACCCAGCAGGAAATGGCAATGGTCCGGGATTGTTAGTTAATCTGATAAATAGCTTAACTAAAGATTGTTGTCCATAAAAATAAATAACTAAAATTTTTGCCAAAATTTAGTAAATGAAGAATATATAATTAAGAACGAGGTTTTATGGTTAATTTATACCAAAAATGGATTGCGAGAAGAACTTCTACTCAGGAGATTTTACCAATGAGATATGTAGATTGCGTTCCTTATACAAAGATAATTAATGTTCCTTTCAATGCTACTACAAGTGGAACAGCCGTTTCCGGATTCCTTGCGAGCGGTGGTATTGAAGTAGAGTTTGATGATGGCAACAATAGCAATGGATGGACTCCCGATCATTGGGAAATCACATTCATGCCTGTTTCAGCATCATTATATGATACAAAGCTAGAGGCTAGTGGATACAACTTCACTGGCTATGGTTGGGTGCATCCCTACAATGCTACGGGCCTACTAACTTTATCTGGCACAGCAGCTAACGGAATCCATGTTGAAGATACGACTTTGGCTGGCCGTGGTGCATACGGTTGGGTTGGATTACTAGGAGTTCCAATCATTTGTGATGTTCCCGCAGACGCGAATGTTGACAAAGTTAGATTATTCAACAACTTTGGTGGAGATGTCGTAGCATACATCAACTACACCTTCAAGCGTGCAGTTAACCAAACACCAAAGACTATAACACCTAGCTGCGGAACTTGATATAACTTAAATAAAACCTCAAAAACCTCTCATGTTTAATCATGAGAGGTTTTTTATTGAGTATATACCATAAAGGAGATTTTTATGACAACTGTTAGAATACCCCCATTAGCTGCTGTTGCGTCCAAAGTTCCATATCACGAAGTTCATGATGTAAGTATGAACAACATGATAGTATATCACTTTATTGGAGGACAAGCAAATTCATTCAATATCCCAATCGCTGTTCCAAAATCAACTGTTGGGGCTACTCCAAAACGAGTTATGATGGGATTTATAGAAAACAACAATAGTTTAATTAATGAACTTGGCGTTCCGGGAAATGTTACCGTTGCCGGGGAAAACACCTACACAATTGGAGGAGTGAGATATCAGTTACCTCTTACTGGGAATATGTTGAATCACTTAATATTAAATCCCTATAATCTGTCTTTTACAGACAGACCATTAACTGATTACAATTTAGATTTTTCTCCAACATTGCTAGGCAACACACCTGCTTATGGTGCTTATGCTTGGCCTAGTCCTACGACTCCCGCAGTCAATGGTGCCACTACCCCATTTGGAGCGATTCTCCCAGCATTTGATGGAACTCTTGATTTTTCAGGCAATTCTGGATATTCGGCACGGACCATAAGCACCAGACAAGTTCCAATGCCCTTCGGTGAACCCGGATCATTCATTCAATCCGTGGATCCTGTAAAAAATGCTAACTTCGTAGGAAGTGGCACTGTTCAAATGTACGCTTGTTTTAGACCAAGGAAATTTTTCCAAGGATTCCCGTCAGGCCATTGGGGTCCCATGGCAGATGAATGGTTTGAGAGACTACCTACTTTTAGAGTTATTTACGAATACTGAGGAGATAAATTATGGCAAGACCTAGTATAAAAGCACAACCAGCAATAGAGTATTACTTCCCTGTAATTCTTCGAGAAGAAGCATTGATAAATGAAATTTCAGAAGGAAAAAATATTTATCAAGATACGATGAATCTAAGGCGCGTGGCTCTTAGAAGTTCAAATGGAACAGCATCAGGAACAGGGTATCTTGACTCCAGTGGCTACTCCACTCACCCAGATATATTGGCATTTTTGACATTTAGTGGAGTTACAACTGCTCCACAAGCAAACGATAATTCTGAAATCACTTGGGGAGGATTTAAAAATTCTTATGGATTCTCATCGGTTAGCGGAACATATTACGCTTCCGCAGATGCCAACTGGAGTGCTCTTCTCCCCAACTTCTCAGTAAATTACGAAACAGTGTATTATAAGAATACACTAAATCAAACTGCAACATTAAATAATTTACTTAGTGGAATAACACCGACTACTGCGTCACTAACTCCTCCAAACAACTGGGTAGTTGGAACTACAGCAAAAGTAAGACTACTAAGAGAATTACGGGTAAACGATTTTTATTTACAAGTGTTTACCAAAATGTCGAACAGACCACTTTTCATAGAAAAAGAAGCCGTTTTAGGATCAACAATTAGAAAAAAGAGAAAGATAGGGTATGCCAATGTACCCTATCTAACTGGTAATCATATTAGTTATGAGCCTTTTACATATAATAATCATGGGTTTGGGGCTAACTATGCTGATCAATATTGGTCCGTAACCAACACAAACGATATCTGGACTTTTACAAAAAATCTAGGTCCAATGGCTACTGAAAATAATCCTAACTTTGCATATGGAGCATTGCCTACTGTTGGGCCAAATGGGGAATCTGATGTAGGAAGTTTCTCACAAACTTTCCAGTTCCTCAATCCTAGCAGCATCGGAGAACAAGGATTCTTCCGTTGCCATGGATCAAACATATTGCTGAACGGAGAGAAAATCAAGATAACAAATCCTGATATTATCACTCCCTCGGATGTGTTTATCAGTGAAAAACAACATTATCTACAAGTAAGATATGATGCTCCAACCAATTCTTTTTCATCGGTTGAAGCATCTTATGGAGTTAACTCCTCAGGTGGAGTTACTAGTTTTTCAAATGTAACATCTGTTAATTTAAGAAGTGCCCTTCAGACACAAATTAACCTAGCTTACGCGCAGATGGTTGAAGTTCAAACTAATTTAGCTTCTAACACTGCTTTAACTAGCTACAGCAAAGATTTGCATTTGTTGGCATCATTAACTAACATATTACGAGCGCAGCTTAAATTTAACACCACGGAGGAAATTTTACCTCTACGGTATGCCTTAAAACAAGCACTCAATACATTAGGTTTTGATTTACCTAATTAAAATGTCTTGTTTCTGAGAGCTAGTCTCCAAACTAGTGCATGTAGGATAAACGAGCTTGCCGATGCTAAGAAAGCATTAAACAACGGCAAGCTCGTTGGTATTACATAAGCAGGAAGTATGAAACTAGCCATCAAACCAACCCAAAAAGACATACACATTGGGCAACTAACAAATTTGTAAGCCCACGGCCCTTTTTGTTGTAGATAATCTCTAATTGGTTGAATTATTTTCGAGAATGCTATTATCGCAGCAAAGCCAAAACAAAACAAAGAAAACATTAGTAATGTCATATCAGATCCTTTCTGGTAGGGTATACATTGCCTTAAACGCCTCCCTATTCATGTGCCAAGACTCTCGGCCAGCCAAATCCCCCATGGATTCATGCCGAATGAAGAAAGGCATTGTCGTATTGTGCAAACCAAGCTTGTGAGCCTGCATCGTATAATACAGGTCATAAAAGTCCCAAAGGCCCAAAAAGGACTCTGGTCTTGCGATTTTTATGGTTTTTAAGGTCTGGAGTCTTGTGGCTAAAAAAAGCCCATCTAAAACCACCACTCTACGGTATTCACCATAGTAAGTCGAGTGTTGATTAAATTTAGTCCCATGCATTACAAATCCACTATGAAGACCTTCTTTCCAGACTTGATGATCCCACCATATAGCATTATCACCTAAGAAAGTAGTCCCAGCAGGGCCAGCAAACCCTAATTTATAATTGTTAGATAACAATATTAAGTTTTCCCTAAAGTGATCAGGGTTGTTCATTATCTCTATGTCATCGTGACATAAAATAACTACATCATTAGGTTGAGCATTTTTTTGCTCAATTAAATTTAATCCTTGCTCATAAGCACTGAATATGGACTTTTTATTTGGTAATAATATTACATCTACACCTGTCTTAGCTAAATAAGATAGTAGATCCTTAGTTATTTGTTTTAATTCTGTGCTTTTAGTAGGTATTAAAGCAAAATATCTTATACTGCTCATAACTATAATGATAGTTGAGGGATAATAAAAATAAATGCTGCCTGATGTAAAAAAGAAGTCTTGGAAAGAAATGAACAAGGAAGAGCTTAAGGACGAGTTCCTTAAGTGTAAGAACGATGTTAAGTATTTTATCAAGAATTACATCAAGGTCGAGCATCAGTTGTTGGGATTAGTTCCATTTGATTTGTTTCCATTCCAAGAGCGAATCATCGATGATTTAGAAACTAACCGATTTAATTTCCTTCGTAAGTTTAGACAGGCAGGGTGTACTACCATCGGGTGCGCGTACATCATGCACATGGCAGTATTCCAGAAGAACAAGACTATTACTATTCTTTCTATCGGTGATACTGAGTCGATTGAAATCTTGTCTAGAATTAAGATTATGTATGACGAGCTTCCACCTTGGATGCAACCCAAGATTGTTCGTGGTGGAGACAACAAGCACACATTAGAATTATCAAACGGCAATAAAATTAAAGCTAGACCAGCCAAGAAGACCTCGGGTCGATCACTAGCTTCTTATTTCTTGATGATTGACGAGGCAGCGTTTATTGAGCACATTGATGAGATTTGGGCTGCGGTTTATCCAATTATTTCCACGGGTGGTCGTGTATTTGTTTTATCTACCGTTAATGGCATGGGTAATTGGTATTTTAATACTTATCAAGAAGCTAAAGCTGGGAGAAACGAATTTAACTTAATTGAGATTGATTGGTGGGAACATCCTCAATATAAATATAATGAAAAGTACGATTGGTTGTACGAGTACATCCGCGAAAAGGATAAAAAGTTCGATGTTTCTCGTTTTGAAGAAGTTACCAAGAAAAACATTGGTTTAAAACGGTGGAGACAAGAATATGAAAAAGAATTCCTTGGTACTGGATCAACTTACATTGATGGAGAGTCTCTACAATTTCTTCATGAAAATATAAAGCACAAGTATGATACAAAATATCAAGGCAGGATGCGTATCTGGAAGGAACCAGAGCCTTATTATGAATATGTTATGGGAGTGGATACTGCTCTTGGACGAGAGTTAGATTATTCCTCATTCGTCATCCTTAATACTTACAATGGCGAACAAGTAGCAGAATTTTATTCCAATAAAACCCCCATCAACGAATTTGCCGAAATCATCGCAGCAGAAGGTCTTTATTATAATATTTGCAAAATAGTTCCTGAAAGAAATGGAATTGGTGCTAATCTTGTTTCCGAGTTATTTGAGAGGCAAGAGTATGAAAATCTTTGGATGGATGATAGAAACGAGCTTGGGATTAACATTACTGCAACCAACAATGAAGTAATGCTTGCAGAAATGGAGGAAGCTATCCGTAGTAGAAAAGTTACAGTTAATTCTGATAGACTCGTTAAAGAGTTGCTGGCGTTTGAAATAAATGAACGAGGTAAGGTTGAAGCCGCTAAAGGGCATCACGATGATTTAATTTCATCATTAAAACTTGCGGTTCTAGGGTTTAACAAACTAATTCAAACATCTCCATCACTGATTACACAACACAGGACAAATCTGTCCGAGCCTTTAAGCTTGGATGCTAAGAAAGCAGCGGCATCCAAGCATTTTAAAAACATACCTATTGAGGAAGTCAAATGGATTCTGGGAAGAGACAAATAAACGAAATGGGCGAAACGGCGTTCGGAAATCCGAACAGCACGGCAGCAGCGACTCCTTGGTTTAATCCATTGGGAGTTTTCGGTAAATGGTGGTCTAGGTTCTTTGCCACCAAGGCGCAGCCATACATGGCACAACAGTCTTCGGACGAGCCAACGCCAATCCACCCACTTGGTGGCGATACCATAGTAAACCCTGAAGTTGTATATCAGCGTCCGGGGGGTTCTCCTGCGGTTATTAGAACTCCGTTCATTCCTGAATTGGAAATGAATAGAAAAAACAGATACTCGCAGTTTGAATCCATGGATGAGTACCCCGAAGTAGGTGCAGCCTTCGACATTTATGCTGATGATTGCACTCAAAGAGACACTAGAAACAGGCGTTGGGCTATAAGTGCTAATTCTCAAACTACGATAAAACGAGTTGAGCAGCTATTTGAAAAGATTAAATTAGACAGATACTATTGGGATATTACTAGAAACGCTGTCAAATATGGTGATTGTTTCTTGGAACTTGTTATGGATTTAAACAATCCAAAAGCTGGAATCCAAAGAGTTAAAATACTAAATCCAAATTATATCATACGAGTCGAAAACGAGTACGGATACTTAACGGACTTCCTGCAAGAAATTCCACAAAAGAATATGGGTACATGGAATTCTTTTGGATATCAGTCTACCACAATGGAAAAAAGCCAGTACATTGGATTGGATAAAAATCAAATAGTGCATGTTAGAATGCATACTTCCGACCCTAAGTACTACCCGTATGGCAAGTCCATAGCTGCATTCGCTATTCGCGTATTCCGATCTTTAAAACTAATGGAAGACGCAATGTTGATTTATCGACTCTCGCGTGCGCCCGAGCGCAGGATATTTTACATTAATGTTGGTAGTCTTCCCACAGGCAAGGCTGAAGCATTCATGGAAAAATTAAAGCAAAAGTTTAAAAAGGAAAAATTCTTTGACACCGCGACAGGTAATATTAATGAAAAATTAAACCCAATGTCGCTTGATGAAGATTATTTTGTCCCCCACCGTGGAAACAACGAGACAAAGATAGAAACCCTCCCCGGTGCTCAAAATCTCGACAAGGTGGATGATGTTAAGTACTTTAGGGACAAGCTTTTAGCATGTTTAAAAATTCCTAAGGATTATGTTGTTGAACACGATAAGTCGCCAGAACGCAAGGCCAACCTATCTCAGTTGGATGTAAAATTTGCTAGAGTTATAATGAGAGTTCAGCACGAAATTGAGATAGGGTTAGAAACCATAGCCAAACGGCACTTGGCAATAATGGGGTTCCCTCAATCAGAAATTAATTCGGTGAAGGTAAGATTACCTGACCCATCCGATATGTTCACAAAGCGTAGACTTGATGTTGATGAACAGAAAACAAGAGTAGTTCAGGCCGTCAAGGGGCTGATGTTATTCCCGGATTCTTATATTTACAAGGAATATTTCGAATTAACTGAAAAGGAAATAGAGCAAATAAAAACCGAACTAACCAAGCAACAAGAAGAACAGATGCAGCAACAAATGGCTATGCAACCTCCCATGCCCGGAGCCGTACCACCCGCAGGGGCACCACAACCACCCCCACCGGGAATGCCTCCTGACGGTTCCATGCCTCCAAACGGTATAGAAGGGGCTGAAAATATGCCTCCTACACAGGCTCCTGCGGAATCAATAGAAAACTTAGTTAAATTAAAGAAAAATCAACTTTTAAATGAAAATATAGAAAAAGCCCTCGTTTTCGATAGAATTATCAGAAAATATAACACAAAATTAAAAAAGTTAGATAAATAGTAAGCTATATATAAATTGACAGATTATAATGTCTTAGGAGTCTTTATGTTCGATAACTTATTTGAAAATCGTAATAGAACTGTTTCAGAGTTAATTAAATTAGGTGATTACCTTGGTCGTTCTCTTCGTGAGAATGTTTCCATTTTTAAGATAGATGTAGAAGAAGGCAGTGTTTGCTATGTTACCGAATCTAACATGGTTATTGCTGGAAACTACGAGATAGGTGGAAAGTTGTCTTTGTCCAATATTCAGGTCGAAGACATGGAATCTTATATGAACGATGAAAAGTTCAACTCCATCGTGGATTCCAAAATATCTAGTTTCGTAAAAAATATTTACGAAGACTCCCACAGAAAAGCCAAGTCATCGTTTGATGACTTGCTTTATTTATGGGAATCAAGACTTAAGTTTAAGAACATTAAGACCAAGCTAGAAGAAAAATCAAATAAGTTTGACGAATCTCACAAAATAATCAAGAGCCAAGAGTTTCAAAACTTCTTGGAAATAGCTCCACAATTGGTGGATTATCTAAAGGAAAACAAGAGCAAGATTTCGAAGATCTCTGAAATAAGAAACGCTGTCCGACTGTCACAAACTATATCGGAAGCGTTTGATCTACCTAAAACTTCATATGAAATGCTTGCCGAAGATGGCGAGTTTGTTGTCAATCCAACCGCAGACACTTCTGTATACGAGATGATTTGCCGTCATGAGTTGGTGAAAAAAGAACTTCTAGAACATAAAGCCAATTTTGATGGCGTATGGGCTTCCAATGAAAAAGTACAAAACCTCGCGGGTTTAATTTATTCAGACGATTCAGCCATCATGGCCGCATTGGTTGAAGCAGCATCCGAGGTTCCGTATCTTTGCCTAGCAACAAAGAAGCAATTAAATGATACATTCAAGAATGCCTTGTCTTTGAACAAAGTTAAGGACATCAACTCTAGTGACATACAAAAATTCTCTTCATTAGTTTTTGAAATGAAAAAACCACTTAAGGTTGAATTAATACAGCACTTAAATGAAAGATATGGGGTAAATGTTCAAAACCTGAAAGACCCTGCGACATTCAAGAGTTTGTTGAATACTCAAGTTGTAATATTTGAAACTTTATCTAAGATATCTCCTAAGAAATCATTGTTGCGCGAGGTATTGACTTCACTATCCGAATCGTTAAACAACAAGAATGGTGTGGAAGCAATTGATTGTAACGAAGTCATTCAAGAAGTATTCATCGCAGCCGGATATGATG